GTTCTGAGAGTAAAAAGTTTTGTGATACATATACCCCTTTCTATATATTTATATTATTATATATATAAATAATTATATGTTGTACTGTGGTTGGGGATTGTATGCGATTAAGCTTTAGTTGGTGCAATCGTATTGAACTCGACCAAACTGACACGAAAACAATCAAAAAAAAAAATAAAATATTTTATGTCAGTAGATTTAATTTAATTTGATGTAAAATATATGTGTGTACTATTGAAAGCAACACAATGTTATTTAAGGCGATTTGAGACGTATCTAATGCCCTTAATAAACTTAGTAAGGTGTTTATATGTTAGATATAAAAAAAAGCCTTGTAAAAGGCTCTAAATAGATTATAATAAAAAAGCTTTAATATATACCAATAAAAAAACCCACTATAAAAGTGGGCTTAATAAATTAGTGTTGATTTAATCTATACAATTTCAGCATTAAAACACGCTTTACGTATTTGGTCAAGTTTATAAGATAGTTTGTAGTTTTCTTCTCTTAGTTCTTTTAGTTCTTGTTTACTTTCTACATTTTTAGAATTATCAAACCAATGATTAGCTTGGAAAATATACTGTTCAATCCTTACTTTAAGTTTATTGATTTTGATTTTATCGTTCGCTTTCTGTGGGTTGTTAAGATATAATTTACCCAACGAAGTAAGGCGATAAAATTTACCTTTTTTAATTATTAGATTGGTATATTTCCAATCGCATATATTAGTACAATAATAGCCTCTTTTATACTCTTTATTTGCGTCCTTTCCTTGACTTGTAAGAACGTGTTTTTGTATACTTGTATAAGTACATTTTTTATCTTTAGAAATTGCTAAAAGCGTCTTAAATTTGATAGTGTTTTTATTTTGCCTAATTTCTGTTTTTTTTATTAATTGTTCTTGTAAAGTGTTAATAAGTAAGCCAATTTCTAAGCCTGTTTTTGTTTCGTCATATTGATGTAAGTCCTCCAAAGTATACAAAAGACTAAATAATTTTTCTTTTGTTTGTTCATTAATACTATACAATTTAGAAGTTTGTTTTTTACATTTTTGCATAATCTCTATTTTTTAGTAAGTTCTTAATTTGTTTATATTTCTATCAATTAAAACATTATAGTATTGTTTTAAATTGATTCGCTCAGCGTTGGACACGTTGCAAAAATGCTGAGGGTTATCAGTGGCAAACTTTACAAACCTTTTAAGGCTATAAAAGTATTTAAATACATTTGTTTTAGTTTTAGCCGATCCTTTAGAGAAATAAATATATTTTATTTGCTCGTGTAAAGCGAATCGAACCGCATCCCAATAATTTGAGAAAGTATATTCATTTTCTACATTTCTAGTAATTAAGCCAAAAAAAGCTTTTTTCGTTTGTGTTTGTTTTATTGTGTACATAGTTTTTAATTTAAGTTTTTAATTTTTACTTCTTTGTTTTCGATTGCTTTAAGGATTTCTTTTTTTCTCATTCCTCGTAATTTGCTAACATCATCCAAAAATTGATACAAATATTTAGATGTAGTACGAGAATAGTCTAAAGCGTTTTTATCTAAAATAACAATTTGCTCACCATTTTTATAAATAACTTTTGCAATTATTGTGTAATAACTTTGAAAGGTGTAAGAGGTTGTTTTTTTTGTACTCTCATAGATTTCAAATTGATTCTTTACGCTTTCGCCACTTCTTGGGCTTTTCAAATTACTTACTTTAATAGTTTTCATTTTTTTGTGTTTTGGTTAATAATACGTGCAATTTAATTTTAAAATATTTCTAAAAAAAATGCTTCAAAGTTTGCAACTGACAGAAAGACACCTCTAAACCTCTACCCTATCGCACATATATAATTTTCTCGATATGTTGCCTATCCCCTACCCTCAACCTCTCCCCTCCTATGTAATTTTTAGTCCATTTAGTAATACGCTTTTATTTTGTGGGGTCGGTTTGGAAATTAAAAAAATGTTTATATCTTTGCCTTCGAACCAAAAAACAAAATCTAATTTAAATTGCTAAGAATGAGTAAAGAACAAGAAAATCTACTAAAGCAAGTTCGACCAATGTTAATAACTGGTTGGAACTTAAATAACGAAGAGAAGTGTTACGATGTTAAGTTATCGTTTGCATATTTCCCAACCGAATATGATGGAGGTAATCCACCTCGAATCAGATATACTTTAATTATGGAAAGTGGTCGAGAGCAAAGTAATTTAAATTGTTCTAAGCACTTTACTGATATGATTCATTGTATTACTAAGTGTATATATGAGGGGCAGTCACAGTACCGACCTCAATAGTGAAAGTTCCATTTTGAAGATAATTTAATTTAGGTTTATATACCGCCCCTACTTATATGTTAAACAAAGAAGAACAAATAGATTTAATAGTTTTGATAGCTACTTTTAAGAGCTTTAACGAGCAATTATATAATATGAAAGGTAAGCACAAGGCTCAAACGAAGATGTGGTTTAATAGACTACTTAACACAGCTCGTAGTTACGAGAATAGTATCAAGTCACAAACTGATTTGATTGATGATGAGAACTTAGAGATAATCTATGATTCTATCACAGAATTAATTTATGCAATTAAAGAAAACACAATTAATCAAGTAAATAAAGAAGAAACAAATGAAGGGACATTGGAAGAAACAATTTAATTACGAGTACTTAGGATCGTATTCGTTAGATGGTAAGAAAGAGATTGTAGTAACAGTTAGTAAACTATCTCAAGAGAAGGTTACTGGACAACAAGGTAGAAAAGAAGATTGCTTTGTAGTTTACTTTAAGGAGTTTGACAAAGGGATGATACTTAACCGAACTAATGCAAGAGCAATAGAGAAAGTAGCGGGAAGCGGATTGATTGAAGATTGGGTAGGTACACAAGTTACGTTGTATGTAGAGAAAGGTGTCAAAGCTTTTGGTGATGTAGTCGATGCGTTGCGAATCAGAGATAAGAAACCGACTAGACAAACTATGACTAAGGAAATCGAAACGAGTATGTTAGATGCTATTAAGAATGGCAAGTCGGCTCAAGTAGAACAAGCTCTAATTAAGTACAATATGAGTGATAAGCAAAGAGAGAGAATTGAGTTAAACTTACAATCTAAAGGATTATGATGTTATTAATAATTGTTGCTTGGATATTAGTAGTAGCTAAAGCTCCTTGGTGGCTTTGGGTTTGTTATGTAATTCACGTTGTAGGTGGTTTATCTTTATGGTTATTTGAAAGCAACGATACTGTAAATAAATTAATCGATAAACTAAAGTAATTATGGACACTTATATACCATTATTAGTTATACTTGTTATTGTAAGTTATGCAGCTTACTTAGCAATATTAGTAAATGACCAAGAAGATAATAAATAATGAAAACATTTAAGACTGACCAAGAATACTACGGAGACTGGGAGTACACTACAAACTCTCAATTAGGTTACATTAAGAAAGGGTGGGAGTACTATGATATGATGAAGCGTGGAGGTATGATAGACTCACCTGCTTTAAGATTCGGTAATTTAGTTCACACTCTTATACTAGAGCCTAAAGAGTTCCAACGTAAGTTTGTTGTAATTAATCCTGAAGATAGACCTGAACCAACTAAGTCGATGGCAAGTAAATTAAATAAAGCTTGGAAGATTAAGATGGAGGAAAGAGAAGGTATTGTAATCGGAATGGATCAGTACAACTTAGCTTTGAATCTTCGGGACAAGTTATCTAGGATTGATGAGGTTAAATCTATTTTAGATAACTCTGAGAAGGAAGTACCAAAGTGTTGGATAGATTTTAACACGATGCGAAAGTGTAAAGGTAAAGCCGATATAGTTGTAGATGGAGGTGATATGTTAGTAGACATAAAGACTACCTCTAAACCCATTAGTGAGTTTAGGAAGAGTGCTTACAGGTACAATTACCACAGACAAGCTGCGTTCTATTTAGATGGCTTCGGAGCAAAGGAGTTTGTCTTTATTGTAGTAGAGACGCAAGAACCTTATCAAGTAGGTATATTTAGATGTACTGAGAATTTTATAGACCAAGGTAGGCAAGAGTACGTTAGCTTACTGGAAATGTTAAACCAACCAAAAACTAAAGTAATACACGAAGAATTATGAAAAGTGAAGTTTTACCAAGACACGCAAGAACAAGATTGTTGAAGTGTCTACCAAAAGTTTGCGAATATTGGAATGTTAGTGCTGATGAAGTATTAAGTACAAGTAGAAAAAGACACATAATATACGCAAAGCACAGTTTAAGATATTTTTTACACACTTATGGAGATTTAACTGCTTGTGATATAGGTACGTTAACTAATTGCGACCACTCAAGTGTTTTACACTCTGTAAAAACTTTTAAAGTTTATTGTGAATATGACGAAGATTTTAGAACTTTCAAGCGATTAGTTTCAAGAGAAACAGTTTGTGACATAGATTATAGCGTATCAAGTAAGATAAGAAAGATTATAAAGTCTAATAACTATATAAGCAAAAAAGTGGATTTAATCAAAAAAATATTTGACTACAATGAAAATAGATAGAATAGACGTTTGTCACGAGACGATCCAAGAGGAAACAAATGAGAGCGTAATAGTATCTGTAGTAGAAACAGATAAAGAAGATGAGTTTCAAATTAGGTTTCATTTAAATTACCACGAGGAGCTTAGTCCACTTGTAGGATTATGTGTAGATGAGATGAATAAGACTCCCCAAGCAAGAGAATTTTTTTTAAAGGTCGTAGACCAATATTATGAGCAATTTTAATTATTAATTTTAACTAAACACGAAAAGGATGAGAGATTTATCTTTAAAAGGCGAGATTACAAAAATCGCTAAATTAGAAACTGGAACGTCAAAATCGGGAAAGGAATGGAAAAAGTTAGGGTTTGTTATCACCACAGAAGGTGAGTACCCTAAAGATGTTTACTTCACAGTATTTGGTGAAGAGAAAACTACAAACTTTATGACTTACAATAGAGTTGGTAAAATTGTAGAGGTATTCTTTAATATCTTTGCAAGAGAGTTTAACAACAAATGGTACACGGATCTTGGTGCGTGGAAAGTAGTTAGTGAAAAGATTACTGAATCTACTACTCCTGTAACAGAGACAGCTTCTGCTAACGGATTTCACAAAGCTACTGAAGATTTACCATTTTAGTTACTAAAGGTGTGGGTGATTAACTGTTAAACCCTTATAATCTCAGCTACAGAGTGCGATATTGCAAGACCAAACCTGAGAACCTTTTATAATAACGAGAGTGGGCTGCGTGAGTGCTACATATTCAAATCCTAGTTTTAAGCAATATGGCTAGGTTATTCTTGTACGAGGGGAGTTAGATTTTGATTTGGTCGTCGGTTTTACTCTCCTCTACTTTTTTTTTTAACCAAAGAAAAAACGAATGAAAATGGCAAAGAGATTTACAGAAACAATGAAATGGAATGAGGATTGGTATTTAGACCTTTCCCTAGCAGATAAATTATTTTGGATATACATTTGCGATAATTGTGACCACGCAGGTATATTCAAACCGAATAAAAGAATGTTTGAGTTATTAATAGGTCACGAGATTAACGTACAATCATTCTTAGACAATGTAAACTTAAACAAACCAAGAATTTGCGTTCTAGGTAATGGAAGGTGGTTTCTTACTGGCTTTATAGAATTTCAGTACGGCAATAAACTCAACCCTAATAACAGAGTACATAAGTCTATATTAAAGTTATTGAATGAAAACGATATTAGTTTAGATTTTCCTAACAATAAAATTAGTTTAGCAGAACCTATTAATAATCGAAGAAATATTCCTGAGTCTGCCCAAGAAGTTATTACATACTTCCTAGAAAAAGGTAGCAACAAAAGGGAAGCTGAAAGATTCTTTTACTACTACGAATCCCAAGGATGGAATGTAGGTAAGAATCCAATGAAGGATTGGAAGATGGCAGCTTCAGGGTGGATTTCAAGGAATAAAAAAAATCAGCCTGACTCTGATTACTTAGGAGGTCAATTAAATGCTATGAAGAACTAAAATGGCTCTTTATAAAGTAACCTCCAAACAAGAGGTGACTGATTATTGTAAAGAAATTTACTCTAATGGTTACACAAAGGGTCTTACTACTGGTATCAAACCTTTAGACCCTCACTACACTTTCCGTAAAGGTGAACTAACTATAATGACTGGGTTCGCTAACATCGGAAAAACTACTACACAACTTTTTTTAATGATGATGGCTTCTAAGCTTTACGATTATAAGTGGCTTATGTATTGTCCTGAGAACGAACCTATCGGTGACTTGATGATAGACATAGCTGAGATGTATTGTGGTAAGACAGCCGACAAAGAATTTACCGATAGGATTAGTCAAGATAATTATCTAAGAGCTATTGAGTGGGCTTATGAGCATTTTACTGTGCTTACATTTGATGAAACACCAACTGTAGATGAGGTGTTAGAGTCGTTTGAAGAGTATTTGCAAGTAGTTGAGATAGATGGTATATCTATAGACCCTCTAAACGATTTAAAAGCACCACCAAAGGTAAGTAAATATGATTACTATTATGATGCTTTAAGTAATGTAAGAAGGTTTATTAAAAGGCACAATGTAATGTTTTACTTAGTGGTTCATCCTGGAACAGCAGCTAACAGAAGAAGAAACGAAGATGGTACTCGACCTGCTCCTAATATGAGTGATGTAGAGTTTGGTGCTATGTTCGGGAATAGGGCAGATAACTTTCTTGTATTCCATCGTAACCCACAAAGTGAGAAGTGGAATGTTACTGAGATACACGCACAGAAGATTAAGTTTCAGAAGTTAGTCGGAGTGCCTACACCTGAACTTACACCTGTCTGTTTGTTTTATTCTTATAGTTTGCGTAGGTTTAGATACCTTAATGAGAACGGAACTTTAATTGATCCGATACAAGAGACTATAATCAAAAGACCAACTAACGATATATTTTAATTATGAGTTTATACTTAACACCAATATTTCAAAGCGAAGCAAAAGAATTTGTTAAAAGACATCATAGACACAGTAAGCCACCTGTAGGTAGTATATTTCAAGTAGCAGTAGCTAAAGAAGGTAAGATAGTAGGAGTTGCTATAGTAGGTAGACCAGTAGCTAGAAACTTACAAGATGGATTTACTTGTGAAGTTATAAGATTAGCAACTGATGGAACTAAAAATGCTTGTAGTAAATTATATTCTGCCTCTTGGAGAGCAGCTCGAGCCTTGGGGTATAAAAAATTAATAACTTACATATTAGATACAGAACCTGGCACTTCATTAAAAGCAAGTGGTTGGAAGGAAATAGGTTTAGCAGGAGGTGGAAGTTGGAGTAGACACAGCAGACCTAGAATAGATAAGCATTCATTACAAACCAAAATAAGATTTGAAAAGACCAACTAACGATATATTTTAATTATTATGCTAAAAGTAGGAACAGATTTTAGTGGTATAGGCTCACCCGAAGCAGCCTTAAGAAGATTAAATTTACCTCACAAAAATGTATTTGCTTGTGAGATAGATAAGTTTGCTAAACAAAGTTATTTAGAGCTTAACGATCCTGATACATTTTATGAAGATATAACTACTCGTAATCACAGCGAAGTAGAACAATTAGATTTGTATGTAGCAGGATTTCCTTGCCAAGCATTTAGTTACGCAGGTAAAAGAAAGGGTTTTGCTGATGAGACAAGAGGTACATTGTTTTTCGATGTAGCCGAATTTATCAGAGTAAACCAACCTAATTGTTTTATTTTAGAGAATGTAAGAGGATTAGTTTCTCACGATAAGGGAAGGACATTCCAAACGATTACAGACATTTTATCTAATGGTGGTGGAAGTTTAAATGGTCAAGTAGGATTAGATACTATTGATAATGGTTTAGGCTATCACGTTTATTATAAGATACTAAACACTAAGAATTTTGGAATACCTCAGAACAGAGAAAGGATATTTATAGTTGGTTTTAAGAACTGGAGAGAGTTTAGATTTCCTAAAGAGTTTCCGTTAGATATAACTTTGAAAGATTTATTAGAGTATGATGTAAATGAGAAGTATTACCTAAGTCAAAAGATGATAGATGGTTTTAATAGACACAAGGAAAGACACGAAGATAAAGGGACTGGATTTAAGTGGCAACCTAAAAGTGGTGATGATATAGCTAATTGCCTTAGAGCTAATGCAGCTCTTTGTCCTACTGATAATAGTGTAATAGTTCACAACCTACATCCAAGATGTGGCGATCCAAAGAAAGGAGGTACAGGTCATTTAAGTAAGACCGATGGTATTGCATATTGTTTAGATGCAGCTAATAGTATTGCTGTTGAGAGAGAGCAAAAGATAAGAAGATTAACTCCACTTGAAACTTGGAGATTACAAGGGTTTACTGACAAGGAGTTTTGGAAGGCTCAAAAAGTAAATTCAGATACACAGCTTTATAAACAAGCAGGAAACACTATAACAGTTAATGTTATGGTAGAACTATTAAAGAAAATTTACCTAAAATAACCAAACTACTATGCCCGACCAAATTACACTAAAAGCAATTAATTTATTGCGAGAAGCCGACCCGAATTTAGACGAGATGAATAGTCTCGATAAGTTTATAGCACATCAAAGCGAGGTGATAAAGATGTATAAGCAATTCGAGGGACATCCACAAGCTGAGAAGTTAAAGCCTAGATTAAAGGTGTTCGAGGAAAGTGCGTTAGCATTTACTTGGGTACACACACAAATGATGGCTTATAAAAGAGAAAAGCTTTTAGCCAATGCCAATGAAATGGAGATGGCTAATGCTGTTATAGAACTCAAGCAAGAGTTAGATATATTAACTAAATTAAACAAAAGTGACTGAGCAAGAATTAGAATTATTAGACCGATTTTCTTCTAAATATAATATTGATTGTATTCCTAGTAATGGTCAATTTGATTTTTGGGATTTTACTTACGAATGGAAAGATAAAAAGTATTATTGTGAAATGAAAAAAAGAAATTTTACGTTAGACTTAGCTAAGAGTAAATATTCTGAAGGTTTAATATTAGAGATGCACAAGTACGAAAGGATATTAAGAAGAACTAAGAATGAAAAAGCTGCACAAGGTTTGTACATTAACTTTTTTAGTGATAATACAGCTCTTATATTTAATTTAAACAAAATAAGGATTGATAGTTGGATATGGAAAACAATGCCTGAGACAAGTACTTTTGGAAGAAAAAACTTTGTTTATAAGTATATTACTTTATTAGAGTATGATAAAGGAAAAGTTTTGTATATTTGAGCGTTCTTACGTTTTTTGCATAGTTCGTAAGTTTTTTGGTTAGAAATAAGGAAAGGATGTCTATTTGTAGATGTCCTTTTTTTTTGTACTTTAGCGAGTGTTATGGCAAAATTTAAATGCAATAAGTGCGAAGAAGTTTTAGAGCTATCAAGTTATTCAATTAAGGTAGTTGATGATAAGGCAGTTAGTCCCGAAGCGATTTGTTGCGATGAGTATATGGATCGTATAAAGGAAGATAATGGATTTGGAGGTATTATAAAGAAGCCTAACGGAACTGTAAGTGGAAAATTTTAACCAAAGAAATTATGAGTAGCATAGAAGAACAAGTTTGTTTTAAGATTTTAAAGCGTTCTGATGTAGGTAAAAAGAAATATGGCACTACGATGGAACGAAAAGATTTAAGTAAGTTAGATTGGCTTAAACACGCTCAAGAAGAAGCGATGGATTTAGCTGTGTACTTACAAAAGTTAATCGAGCTTGAGGAAAGTAAGCCGTTTCGATACGAGTGGAATATGACTAAGCCTATTGATACTGACCACAACAGAAAAATGCTTGACTTGGAGATAGAAAACTTAGGAAAAGAAAAAGAGGACAATTAGTCCTCTCCTTGTTCTTCTTCAGTAGAATCCACTATCCAACTTCCGAATATTTCTTGTGCTATCTCTTCGGGTGTTTTTTGCCTTCCTTTATCCATTCTGTAGGTATATATTTGTTAGCCCATTTTATGTTATTCTTATCGCACCATTGAGCATAAGTTGTGCGACTATTCTTATTTAACTTATTGTTAGGTCTCATAAACACCATTCGTATATCCAACTCAGGGTGTTGTGCTATTACCAGTAACATTTTCTTGCGATCCTTAGAGGTGAACCTTCCCTTTAGTTCAATAATGATTCCGTTTGGGAGTATAATATCAGGAATATATTTTCGCTGTTCGGAAATCTCGTAGTAAAGATTAATAGTTTCATACTCAAAAGGGATTTTACTTTTATGCAATTTAGAACAAACATCCTCTTCATATTTACTCCTATATCTATTGTTGTCTATTTTCATAATAAGTCTTTTTATTGTGGCAACTGTGACACAAAGGTTGCAGATTAGATTCGTCTAACTCAGCTCCACCTTTCTTAATCGGTACAATGTGGTCGACTACATCAGCAGGTTTTACCATATCATCGTTTAAACAATGAACGCACAAAGGGTTCTTATCTAATACAACCCTCCTTAACTTTCGCCAAGCGTACTTTCTGTAGAACGAAGTGTCTCCACCCCAAGACTTGTTTTTCTCAGCCTTAGTTCGTCTATCTCTTGGTTTAGGAAGCCAAGGCATATTATTATCTTACTTAGATTTTGATGAACCACCAAAGAAGAAATCTATGATAGTATTTACCTTACTTGACATAGCACCGAATACTGTACTAATAAAACCTATTTCGTAATCTGAAAGTTCTAAAGTATTTGTTATAAAACACTTGAACATAAAGTAAGATATAAGGAAATAAGCACAAGTAAAGATGATAGCCAATATCTTTTGTATGAAGCTATCGTCCATAAACATTGTTCTAGCACTATCTCTATCTTGAACCTCCAAAGCGAACATATCCTTCTCGTGGTCTTGTATAACTTTCTCAAACTCATTTTTAAGTTTTAATCGTTCTTCATCAGTTGTTACTACATTGTCTATTATAGTAGAAGCTTGTCCTACTAAATTTTTAATAATATTTTTTATCATAATGTAATTATATCAGGTGCGAATCTGTATTTAGTATCACCATCTTTATCTTTATAGGCTTCTAATACTTCTCGTCTGTTGTTAGATTTTTTTAGAGATATATGAATCCAAGAGAAATCAAATTCATTTATCATTTGGTCGAACTCGACTGCATTGTCTATAATCCAGTCGTAAACTTCTTTATTACACATTTGACCTTCCTTCCAAAATTGTATATCAAGTGCTTCGCCTTTACAATGCTGTGACTTAGTGCTTCCACCAATAGCACGATTGAGTTCCTTGTTGCGATAACCACTACTAATCCTGATAGGACCAAGATGGTTACGAAGAGGCTGTAAAATATTTGTAATAAGTCTTTGGATATTTTCCAAGTCTTTTTTTGTCGGTTCATTATCTATTCCAAGTCTTTTGGCTGTGTTACTTCGAGTAATCTCTGATAACACAAAGTTTTTACTTAGTCTCATTGCTCACTTTTTGCTTGTTTAATTTCTAAATCTTTAACTACTTTGCGTAGATTATCTACTTCTTTTTGTAGATAGTTTATTTTTAAATCTTGTTTAGCATCATCAGGTAAAGCACCCATCTCACCTCTAGGCCATTTAACTCTAAACTCGTGGTTAAGTGCTACATCATCTTGCATACGCATAACATCTAACTGTAATTGAGAAATTTCCGCAGTCAATGTAAACCATATACCTGCAAGAGAAATAATACCCGCTACAATACCTATCAAACTTTTTACATCTAAATGAATCTTAGAGCTTTCATTTAAATCAAAAGTATCTTGCACCTCTTTACTCATTTTTCTTTGATTTGATTAGCAGCTAACAATAATTCTATCTTGTGTAACTTAGTCGATATATCTGCTAAGATAGTCTTTAATTCATTATCAGACTGCTCTAAGTGATATACCCTAGAAGAAAGTTTAGTTACTTTAGTTTGTAGATTAGTCCAAACACCTACACCAGTTGAGAGTAATACAACTATTGATATTATCAACTCTATTAATCCTATTGTTACTTGCATTACTTTATTTTGTTTTATATAAAGGGAGTGAAAGTAGTCTATCGAAAAGGTAGCGAAAAGATACACTGCAATCAACCTCCCTTTTTTTATATTGCTTGTATTGTTATTCTTGCACCATAAATTTCGTCACTAGATGCACCTATATAAATTTTTATTATTCCATACTTACCAACCGCAAACTCGTGTGCTGTTGACAGTGTCATAGTGGTGTTCATTGTACCACTAGTTTGTACATTTGTCACCGAGTCTGCATTGTGATTCGCCTCAGCTAAATCAAAAGTTCTATTGTTCGCCCCGTAAACGTCTACTGCCGTAACCTCATAATCACTAGGTGTAAAAAACATAGCAAAAACGTATGTATGCCTAATATAAGTTGAGGGTTGAACGCTTCCACCATTATCTCTTGAATACATTTTAAATGTAGTTCCACTTGTAGTTAGAAAATCACTAGGCTTTAGGTAAATGTATTGTGTTGTTATACCTTGGTATAAATTTTCAAGACTTGAGCCACCTGTTATTACGTTGGTTAGGTCATATAATAAAGGGCTTAATATTGACCCTGATGGATAAGATAATGTAAGTGTAAACGAAACTAAATCTATTACTGTATCACTTGTAGTTGAATCTCCTGCTGCTGTTAAAATTAATGGATTAGAGCCGTCAGGATAAGTTAATAATAATTTTTGCCCATTATATATTTTACCCTTACTATTTGCACTTAATGTAACTTTTGTATCAGTTGTTCCATTAGTTAAAGTAGAAGTAATTTTACCATAGCTATTGTTGTCAAGCATCTGTCTACCTGCTGTGTTTTGCTGATTGACTATTTGCTCTGTATCACCAACTGGAGGTTGTGGAGAAGGTCCGTTAGGTGTCGTTCCACCTGTAATATTTGTAGTAATAGAATTTATTTTATACCATTCACCACTAAGTATTTCTGATTGAGCTTTAAATGTCCCTCCTAAAAAACTATAATATTTAAAATTACTATCATCATTTATAGAGTACTTAATTAATTTTAATGGAGAAATATTATCACTTTGTATATCAGCTTGTAATATCTCTAAAGGCTCTACTTGTAATTGTAAAAACTCATTTACTAATAATTGTGATGCGTTTATATAACTACCACTATTACCTCTTCTAAATCCAGGTACTACTTCATAAATTGAGCCTGAGTTGTATTGAAAAGAATATAAACTATTAACTGAACTTTGACCTAAATTAACATCACCTAAATCAAATTGCTCAATAGCTGTATTATTAGTTTGTGTTGCAGTATATATAATACCATTAGTAACATCATTATCTTGATTATTTTCTGTTGGTATAAGTGTAATACTTTCACAAGTTACTGCTGTTGATCCTGGAGTCGGATCGTTCAAATTTCCATATACAACACCACCCGTAGGTACTGTGTACATTTGATAATAATCATTATCACAAGTAAGTTGAATATAAAGATTTCCTGATATTGGAGGCTGTTCAACAATCGCATCAAAAATTAAGTCAGTATAAAATTGTTGATTATTGCTAACAGTAATGTTCGTACTACAAGGACCACCACTTTGACCATATATATTACTAACAAGTCCTACAGCCATATTTGAAGTATCATTAACGGGTAGACTGGTGTTTGCTGCGTAACCTCTTTTAATGTCTATAGATGTAGATGTATTTTGCCAAGTTAAAATATTACTCCCCTCAGTTTGTTTTAACCAATGATTATTAGTACCATCAGTTATATATATTGTAAGAGTACCAGTTGTTAAAAAACTTGACCTATCTACACTATAATTAGATGCTATCGTTCCAGGCGCAACATTAAAACTGAAATCTGATACAGCCAACCTTTCATAGTATTTAGCAAAAAAACTTAATTGAAGTTCACCTGTTAATCCTGATTGTATCTGACCTGCAAGAAATGAAGTATTTAAAAATTGACCTGAACCTATATCAAAATTACTAAAACCTCCATTATGATTTACTTTTACACTCTCAAAGCTAGGCTCATAATTAATTGTAGAGCCTTGTAAAATTACATTATTAGATTGGTCTATAGTAAGTAATGTATTTACAGTTTCAGAAGGATTAACTATAGGTATTTGTGTGTCTCTATAATCGTAAAATTTTAAATCTCCTGATGTATTATCTGCTAAACTATTTGGTTGAATGAAATTGTAATGACCCTCTGCTAAAAACCCAACAGTATTAAAACTTTTTAGAACACCATCAAATACATCAGATGGTTTGTATTTGTAAGCATCTTTATCCTCTTCAATATTATTATCTTCATCATAGGTTGTAGGTTTACTAACAAAACCTTTAGAAACAAAATAAAGTATAGCAGGGTTATTTGAGTCGTAATCTCCCTCTCTCCACCAGTCTAAACTTGTCCGAAGCCATCTAAACGCTGAAGGTGCTGGTGCTAAATTACCATAATTTGAGTTTACTATACCCATATCACTACCTATACTAACAAGAATGTCTTTTATACTATGTGCAGCATTTTTTTCAGCTTCACCACTAAAAAATCTATCTTTTTCTTTAGCCCAAAAACCATAAGAATCTGTTGCTGTTATATTAAATTCATAAGGATAAGGTGCGTTTTCTATAGCATCAAATGCAGGTTGTACCCACCCATACCACCAAATATTATCATTATTAACAGCACCTCTATATATTCTTATAAAATATTCTCTATAACCTAAATTAAATGAATCGTATAAAAAGTTTTCATCGGTATTATTTTCAACTATATAATTAAGTTTACACTCTGAACCTAAAAACTCTCTATCTCTTGTACCTCCACGACCATTCCAAGTAATCTCAAATCCTTCACCTCCAGTATTAAATTCAAGAGCAGGTGCAAAATATTTTTTTAATGATATTGATTTAACATCTCCTGCAAAGGCAGCAAGAGGGTCTATATATAATTGAGTTCCGTTAGCTGTTAATATTTCGGTGTGTGTACCATTTTCATTTAAAAGAGCCGTTGCTGCTGTTCCTAATTTTACTTGAACACTTCCTGCCGTTACACTAGCTAACTCTATTGTTACCTCATAAGCAGCACCATTTGTAAGTAAATTAGTATCAAAATTGTAAGGTAAAGCATCTGAATTACCTGCTGTGTGCCTTGCAGCACCTCCATTATCTGAAGTCCAAGACCAACCAGGTATAGTAACTCCTTGACCTGTCCAATAAGTTATATAAGATGGTGAGTTTGGGAAATCTCTTGCAGCACTTGGGGAAGGATAAATAGAATCACTACCATCAATTTCTGTATCAGCATAATCTTTTTTCCAAATCTCAATATTCCAATTTGAACCTTTTTCACCTAGAATGTTAGTGTATCGGTATTTACCAAATCTTAAAGCCATAATTTATCTTCTACTTTTTCTTCTTTGTGCTTTATCAAATACAATCAATAAATCATCACCTGTAATTCTTACATCAGGTATTACTGAACCACCAAATCCACCATTAGGAATTATAGTTCCTTTTTGTGAAGGTACGAATAATTCAGGTCCTTGTTCCCCAACTAAACTAACTTTACCTAAAGGCGGTTGACCTCCGTTGGCGAAACTACCACCCATCATACCAAGCATTGTTTGTTTAAAGCCTGACATTCCTTGACCTGCAAAAGCACCTCCCGCAGGAGCAACTCCTAAAGCACTAAATATTGCCGTCATTATAAGGGCTTGAATAACCATCTTAGCCATAGCTTTAAGTAAATCAAAAAACAAGTTACCTAAGTTTTTTAAACTTAATTCTCCTGATACTGCCATTTGAGCAAACGCATCAGAAAATGCAAATCCTACATCTAAAGCAAATCCAGTTAGTGTATCTTTTACAGCTTGAGTCTTAGCATCAAAATTGTCAACCATTTGTTGCATAGCATCTGTAGTGTTAATCAAAGTTCCTTGAACTACATTTGATATAGCTGTTGGTGCTATAGCACCTAAAGTTGGAACTGCTTTTGCACTATCTACAGCTTTTTCTTGCTTAAATTTTTCTTGTCTATCTAATTCTTTATTAATTTCTTCAAGTGCTTTGGCTTCTGCCTCTAAAGCTTGATGAGTTGCCCAAGTTGAAAGCATAAAGCCTTTTTGACTCTGTATAGCTTTATTTCTTGCAGCCTCTTGCTCTTTTAATCTTGCTTCATCACCTAATGTATCTGCAAACGATGCGATAGATGCGAATATTGCTGAACCTGCAATAACTTCTAAACCTAGGGCAGATAATGCTGTTCCTACAGTAGCAACTGCCCCTGCTACTACTCCAAATCCTGTTGTTAATAATGGTATAAGTGCTACCATAGCACCTAGAGCTATTAAAACTGGTCCTGCTGCTAGAGCAATACCACCTATTGTTACAATTAATTTTTGAGTATCTCTGTCTAATTTTCCAAACTCACCAAATAATTCTGTAACAGTTTCTATCATAGGCATTAACATTTCTGATAATACTTCACCTAATTCTAACCTAAAACCTTCAAATGCACTCTCTAACTTTTTAACCTTAGCAAAAGTAGTTTGACCCATAAGGTCAGCCATTTCTTTTAACTTAGTAGTATTAGTTGCATAAGCACTTGATAACTCATTTACCTTTTCTAAGTTATCTGTTAATACAAGTAATTGGTTGGCTGCCGTAGTACCAACTAATTCTTGCGCTCTATTAAGATCCATTTCACCTTCAGCAGCTTCCTCTAGTACACTAGAAAACTTTGTACCAGTTTCATTTAACTTCATAAATATTTTACGAAGTCCTGTACCTGCTTTAGATGCCTTAATACCATTATCCATTAAGACACCCATCATAGCAGACAACTCTTCTATGTTAACACCTACTGCGTTAGCTGAAGCACCTGCGTGACCAAAGGCTGTTGCGAATGTATTTAATTGAATTGATGAATCTGAGGCTGCCGAGGCTAGTGTGTTTGATATACGAGCTGCATCTTCTGCCTCTAAATTAAAAGCATTTATTGATGCTGATACAACTTCAGATGCTAAAGATAAATCTTCTCCTGTAGCTAAGGCAAGGTCTAGTATAGACTCAGTCATACCTTGTATTGCATCAGGATTAAATCCTTTACGACCTAATATTAATTGTAAGTCGGCTACTTGAGATGCTGTAAATTGAGTAGTAGAACCTAATCTCTTAGCTTCTTTTGTGAGCATTTTAAACTCTTCGGTTGTAGCACCAGTAACAGCATTAACCTTCATCATAGAGTTCTCAAAATTAGAGAACGTATCGAAGGCTTGTTTACCCATAGCAGTTAAAGGTGCTGTAACACCAAAAGTCAGCATAGAGCCGACACGAGCTGCTTGTGAAGCAAAACCTGCTATTGATTTATTTGCTTTACCAAGACCTGCTTCCAAGCCTTTGATATTAGCAGCTACAATTATCGATATAGTTTTTACTCCACCCATTTTAAACTTTGATTTTTTTAGGTTCTGTTAGTTTGTATCTCTTTAAAACCTCAGCGATTTGCTCTTTACTAGCAACATCTTTTTTAATTTTAACTTTGCTGTCCCAAGGGAAAGGCATTAATTCTTTTGGTTTAAGTCGATGTTTTGAGTGAGGTACTATACAACTGTGTACTATCATTCTAGTTTGTTCCCATCTGTTTTGAGAAAGCTGCTCGTTGTACTTTCTAAAGCCTCTTATTTTGTTGTCTAAGGAACGTGGGGTCAAATCATATAACTCTTCATCACTTAACCCCAACATTCCCAATCCAACTTCTTCTAACTTATCCCAATTTACTTCACCTGTATCTTCATCAATAATTTCCTCTCCCTCTTCTACTTTCCCTTTTTCTGAGGTTGGTCTAATTGGAACGCTTCAAAGATTTCATTTATCTTAGAGAAATCTTCATTGTCTATCCATTGTTCAATATCTCGAACTTTGTACTTAAACTCTTCTCCGTTCTTCTTAGCACCATATTTTAGACCATAGTAAGCTATAATACCAACGTGGTCTATCTCTGTTCCTAATTGATCCATTTGATTTAACTTTAACTTACAATCGTTACAGATGTCTTTTAAAGCTAAATAACTAAATCTAATTGGTCGTTTCTGACCGCCTATTTCTACCTTTTTCATTTTTTGTTACCTTTTTAATTTAAATTGATTTATAAAACTTTCTTTAGTGATATTGAACTTAGCCAAATGTCGGTATTTGCAGATCCCCTCTTTAGATATAAACCTGATACACCTGCTTTTATTGTAACTTTATGAGTTCCTACTGTTACAGGAATCAACACATCTTGTGCAGCCCAACCATCAGTTATAAGTATTGCTCCTGCATTTTGTTGAGCAACTGTATATTCAAGTAAATAAAAATCAGTTGGATTCATTATGCTTAATTTTGCCACATAACTAGCATCATTAGAAGCGTTACTTTTAATTTTTGCATAGCCGTTTTCTACAAGACTTAATGATTGATTTGAAGGGTCAACTGACCAATAACTAGCATCATCAAACCCTGTATCAGCAATTAACTCAGGTCCAAGTCCATTAGGATAAACATTACCTGTACCTGTAAATGTAGCCGAACAAGTTAGATTATCTTCAACTCCTGCATCAAAGCTTACCGATGATACAAGTGCGTTTCCTTGCCAATGTGTAATATCGGTAGGGTCTTGATAATCGGTTGCTTCAGGTGCTAATTCAATTTGCCAAGATGATAAAAATATTTCACTTGAATTTTGTGAGTTATATACGCCAGGATATACAACTAACCTAAAATCTTGTGGGTCAGACTCAGAACCTACAGAAGTAGATATATTATTCATTTGAAAAGATACTCTAGTATAGCTTGATGTACTTAACCCTGTTATATTCCAATATTGAGAACCTACACCAGCTTGTGCAATACTCCCATCACCCTCTAATTTTGTTACTATTGCTGATTGTGCAGTTGCAATATTACTAACTGTAAAAGTAGCTGATGTTGTACTACCACTCCCTTTAAGATAAAAAGACCAATTTACATTTTTACCCTCTAATCTAGCTGATTTTATTGTATATTTTATAAATTTAAAACTAGTAGATGCACCTGTGTTAAATTTACTAGCTGTACTACCCCCAAATGGATCAGCTTGTAAATTATATTGTGTGCCACTTGATGAAGCAAACCCATCAACCCCACTTTGTGTAACGTTAGTACGAATAATGTTTCTAATTCTATCTGAGAAACTTAAATCGACTAAACTTCTATTTTTAAGTTTATCGAAGAAATCAGTACCATCTAAAGGTACATCGGGATTTATTGATTGTAATATATCGGTTGATACTTCAAAAGACTTTAAACCACCCAAAGACTCAGACCATCCGCCTGAATCCTTGTTGGTTACATCTCTTAAATCCATATTAGTGCTAAATGAAGCTGATGTACTAAAAGCTACAGGGTCAAATATTGCTGATGAACCAGGAGTAACTATTTCTATTATGATAGCATCATCGTTAAGAGTAGCTGTTCCATTTACAATTTCTAAAGTAGGAACTATTCCAACAGCACCATTAGTAAAATCTCTATAAGTATAATTACCATCTGTTTGGTCAGACCCTAAAGAATCAACATAATCATAAGTTGCTGATGTTAATACAGCATTTATAGCAGCTAAAACAGTAGAACCTGTATTGGTACTTGCTGCTGTAGATATATCATCAGAAACAACACCACTATCATTAGTAATGTTATTTATTTTAACTGTACCTGTAGTTCCACCATCAGGAACTTCGATAGGATCTGTAGTCAATACTCTAATCCTAGTAATTTGAGCCACAGCACTTGCTGTCTTAGCATAAACCAATAAATCCGAAGCGTTTTGAATTGCCATAATATATGGATTTAAAAGTTAATATTATGATTTAACTAAAGGTCCAGTTCCAGTTAAAGAGATTGAAAAAGTTGCGTTTTCTTCTACACCTGCATCTACAGATATTGAAGTGATTAAAGCGTTTCCAGTAAAAGTCATACCAGTCATACCAAAAGTACAAGATATTGCGTTTCTTGCTTCCCAAGCTACATATAATTCTTCTAAGTAAGCTTTACTACCATCTGTAGTAGGGTCTACTTCTACAAAAGCGTCTCCACTTAATTCATAAGATTTAAGACCACCTAAGTTATCTTGCCACCCATCTGAAGATTTTGTTGTAGAATCACGAAGATCCATATTAACAGAAATTGAAGCTGAAGTACAATGAGCTATCGGCTCTAATCCTGCTGCTGTAGTTACACTTAAAACTACGTTTGTTGCGTTTTGAATTGCCATTTTATTTTAATTTTTAATTATTAGACAGTTAAAATTTACGTTTTTGTAGAATTTCTCAGGAGTCTTAAAATAGTCATCGTCTAAATCAAGAAATCTGAATTTCGCTGTGTAGCTTACACTATCTTCAGTATAAGTCACCTCGTACAAGTCTAAGGCTTCTACGGCTGCCTTGGCTTGATTATATGTTGTGTTATAAGTGTCTGCGAAACAAGCGATGCGAATTGACACATCACACGAGTTAAGCGAACCACCTTTAGATAAAAAGTTCGATACGTTAGTTATTTCAAACGTAGAGCAAGGGTAAGATACACCTTGAGGTATTATAACAGGGAAAACCTTGTTACTACCATTGGCTGTAGTAAAAGCAGCCGTTGCTTGTAATCTTGTTACTATTTCTTTTCCTATTACTGCAAACATCTAAAATCCTGCTTGTTTAATCATTTTATCTAATAACTTATCTAAGTCTTTCTCAGCTTGTAAATAAATCTGCGATTCCATCTTTCTAGCTGTAGCCTGAAACACGTCAGGTCTAGGGTCTTGTATAGCATTACCTTTAATTTGCATCGCAGGTAAGTTTTTACTATCTCTCCCTTTAATTCTTATAGGTGTGGTTTTACGAACAATAGGACCAACAAATAAACCTGGCTCTCTCGATTTACGAGCTGTAATTACACCAATGGTTTTAAAAGTTGGTGTTCTACCACTTTTTCTTTTATAATTAGAGTTACTATTAAACTCTCTTTTATAAGCACTTTGAATACCTCTAGCTAATTTATTAGCAGCAGGTCTTAACGCTTTATTTATGGCTGTACGAGATTGACGAGATGTTTGACCTAGCTTTTTTAAACTACGTTGCACATCTTGAATACCTTGTACTCGTATCGTTCTATTATCAGCCATAACTATATTGGTGAAGCTGTTGGTAAATCTTGCTTTACAAAAACTTCAATGAACTCTTTTCTAGGGTCTATAACGAAACCTAATATCTCGTATATATCGCTAGTCTCTACTTCCTCAATAATCCAATTAGCTTTTATACCTTTTGTCTCACTTGAGTATCTTATAGTATAAACAAATCGACCATAAGATTGTAATTCTTTTCCTTCAAACTTCTCTTCGATGTCTCTAAGGGTCTTAACATTCTTATTAGCCCAAATTGTTGCTTGAACAGAATAAGAGTCTGAAATCCCTCCAAAACCATCTTGAGTTGAAGATACTGACTTTAACTTGATTCGTTGGTTAAAATCACCTGCCTTTATTTTTGCAATAAAAGCCATATACTATAAATAGCATTTATAAGGTTGTAGTAATATCTCAGAAGCCATTGGAAACGCTCTCTTGCGATCCTCTCTGAAATAATACATATCACTTGCAATTAATTTAATCGCTTGTTTGATAGCATCAGGCACATCACTTGCTGCCGTTCCCATACCTGTAGTAAAACGAAATAAATAATTTCCTTTTGTACTTTGAGCAAATTCTACAGCACTTGTTGGTGTCTTTTCTACAACTACATAACAAGGGTTTGCATATCTATCAATATAATAATCAGCTACTGGTACAGTTGCAGATGGTTCTGATAAAGCTTCTACACTTCTATAAAACAAACCATCATCTGTTGTTGCTGAGTGGGTAAGGTCAATAGTAACATCAGGAAAATATAAACTAAATTTAGAAGGTAAATCTTTTAAAAATATTACTTCATACCTAGCATTTATAAAATGTCTGTTACAATAGTGTTCAGCCATTTGTGTCGCAGCAGATATATATGTAGCTAACAAAATGTCCTCATCAGAAGTATCAATTCTAAGTTGAGCCTTTAACTCAGCAGTTGTAACAACTTGAGTATCAGGATAAGTGTAAAGTTCTAAATTCCCATATCTGTTTTGACTTGGGTTTAGATACTCGTAATTGTTAAAGTTATATATATTATCTATGTACGACATATTTTGGTTGAATAAATAAAAGGGAAAGGGAGTTACCCCTTTCGCCTTTATAAAATTAATCTAATTATTATTATGAACCTGAGATGCAGTTTACTGCAGATTCTTTACCTGTTGCTGCTGCTAAAGCACCATCAACTAAAGCTGTCATAATTAATCTTACTCCACCACTTGTAGCTACAGAATAAGGGTCTACAAGCATATCAAGACCACCAAATAAAGCTAGATGTACTTTTGATATATCTACTAATAATGCTCTTGCTTTATCATCATTAGAACCATTACCTACATTTTGAGAAACATAGTAGTTTTGATTCAAGTATTGCTTACTTACTAAGTTAGCAGTACCTGCTGCAAATCCTGATTGAGAACCTCCTACTTGAGCCATTAAGTCTGAATAAGCATTTCCATTGAATAACCAAACAAGGCTGTCAAGTGAGTTACCTTTTTCAACTAAGTCACCAATCATTGTTTGTGAATTTCCAATAGCAGAAGTGTTAGTCCAAGTTGTTGGTCCTTGCAATGTTCCTGCGTAAGTAGTTTTAAAGAAAGATACAACAGTATCATCAGCTTGACCTAACAAAGCACCTTCTAATTTAGACATAACTGCTTTTGCCATACTATTACGAAACGCTTGTTCCATAGAAGCACTTTGAACCATAGAAGCAGCAGATACATTAGTAGCAGCAATACAAGTGTTTGGTGCTAATAATTTATTTACTACAGTACCACCTGGTGTTATTGCACTTGAACCATCTTCAGGTTTAAAACCTGTTTCAATAGCACTAATAATAGGTAGCTTTTGAGAAGCACTAATTCCTGAGTAAAAGTTTGCACCTGCTTCAACCAATACAGAAGCTGCAGACATTAATTCTGTGAAAGATTGTACTCCAACAGCATTACTTGTTGAACTTACAACAGAGTTTGCTCTTGATTCTAAAGCTGTGTAAGGAATTGCTACACCTTTAAAATCTTGACTTGGGTTTTGCAATCTAGCTTCTTGGTCAAATTCTTTAATTAAACCATCAACTCTTCCTGAAGCTGCTGCTTTTGCTGCTTCAATAAAAGAATAATCTCTTACCTCTTTAGAATCAGCTATATTTTGTGTGTCGTGAGAAACTGGAATAGAAGCTGCTTCAGCGTTTAATTTTTCTTGACGTTCAACTACCTCAACATCTTTAGCTAGTTTGTCAATGTTTTCCATCATACCATCGTATGAAGTTTGCTCGTCAGCAGTAAAGTCACGAGCCTCGTCTTTTGCCAAGTTTAATAAAGCGTCAGCTTTTCCAATAAGCTCTGCTCTGTCTTGACGAATTTCAATCGAATTTTTCATATTCGTTTTTTTAATTTTAATTCGTTACTTAATAAATTTAACTTTGAATCATCAAATGATTCCTCAACCTTTTGCTCCACTTCTTCCACTTGAGGGGTTTCTTCTACAGTTGCTTCCGTCTCGAAAGCTTCTTTAGAACGAAGTGCAACATCAGTATTAGCATAAGCACCAACACCGACTATACTGACATCGACCAATCGACCAATCTTATTGATTTGTCTACGAGTTGTATCTCCGTCTTTACTCCAATCATCCTCTTCTACTGTAAAAGCAAATGAAGATTCATAAAGTAAACCTCTTTTCATTAATTCTGCTACATCTTTACCAGTTGTTGTGTTTGGTAAAGTTGCATCGTATCGTAATCCTCTTTCATCTACAGATAATTTTAAAGTACCACCCATATTTCTATCCAATATTAAGTTTGGATCGTGATTGAAAGTTAAGATTACATTATCTTCTAAGCGACCATCAAAAGCTCGTTTAGAAATTGTTTCTCTAAAGCCTAAATCTCTACTATCAGTATCGAACAAGGCAGCATAACCACTAACTCTAGTTTCTTTTGAATATTCATCCAATCGAACTTCGTAGTTACCATTATATATTCTAGTTTCTTTATTTTCCATAATATAACTATTTTTTTCTTCTTGTCTAGCTATCTCTTTAACCTTTTTCTTAGACCAACTAAATCCTGCGTTTCCTCCCCATAATGCCCAAGCTATTCTCCAAGCTGTAGGTCCACCATCATTTTCTTTAGCAGAATAGTGTTTAGCCTTGTTGTTTTCGTGTCGGCTAAAAAAACTAAACATTCTTTTAATACTTGAGATACTTAAATCACCATTGATTATATCTCTTGCACGTGAAACACCTGTTTGAGTTCCACCTCGACCATATTCTTTTCTCCATTCTAAGCCCTTACGAGCCTCTTCTTTCATTCCACTTGTTGGAGTAGTATTTATATCTTTTAATGCCACTATAAATCTTTTCTTGTAGTAGATTCACCTAAATTATCTAAAGGCATCATATTACTTTGCATATAAACACTTTCACTTGGTCCACCCATTGAGTTCATATCTTCAAAAGCTCTAACCTCATCAGGAGATAATACACCAATGTTTACAAGTGTTCTATAATAATCTGCTCTTGACTTAGAGTCACCTCTTAGAAGAGCTGTTAAATTAAATTTAAAGTATTGTTTACCTTTTTGTTTTACAGGTATTAACTTTTGATTAAGTGCCATTTCTATTCTCTTAATCCAAGGTGTTATAGTATGAACTACAAAATCTATTTGCTGTGCCTCGATATTAGAGTAGGTGGCATTACTGAGGTCATTCACATAATGGTTAGGCACTCTAAAGATGCGACAAATATCACTAATTTGATATTGTCTAGTCTCAAGGAACTGTGCCTGATTGTTCGGAATCTGTCTTGGAGAGAAGTCCATTCCCTCTTCTAAAATTGCAGTTTTACCTGCATTTATTGAACCACTATAAGTTTGATTCCAACTAGCTCGTAATCGTTTAGCTGTCTCAGGTTTTAATACTCCAGGATGTTTGAGGATTCCCCCGATAGAGGCTCCATTTTTGAAGAAAGAACCTGCAAATTGTTCAATAGATAAGGATATACCTAAAGATTCTGCAGCACTTTGTATTGGTGACTTACCCATAATACCATCACAAGAAAGTCCTTTTATATGAATCATATTGTCAGAACCAACTTTACCAGTATAAGGATAAGGAACACTTGAATTTTGTTCTATTTCGTAATAAACTTCTCTCCCATCAGGTGATACATAGACACTTACGTCACTACATTGGATAGGGATTATTTGAGTAGGTAGACCACCATTGTTTCTTTCTATGTAACCATAAAAATTACCATCTAAACAAAGGTCTACTAAAACTTTTTCAAAAAAGTCAAAAGAGTTATAGAGAGCTGAAGGTTGCTCTCCTACTAAAGAGTGAAGTGGATTGTCAGATAATATATATCTTTTATTACTTGCATCTTTTTCGTATAACGAGATAGGTAGAGAAGCTATTGTTTCAGAAATAACTTTAACACAACTCCAAACAGTTGATAATTGTAAAGCTCGTTCTTTTGAAATTGGTTGATTAGATGAGTTGCCTATTATTGAAGCGTTCCCATATAAACTTGTGTTGTAGTACCTTTCTTCTTGTTTAGGTTCTACTTGTTTTCTTCTAAAAAAATCAAATATTGTTGCCAAATCCCTGTGGTTTTAATGTACCTTATCCATATAGATATATAAAAAAAGTGTTTTTGTGAACCTTTTATTTGTATTTTTTTCTTAAATAACCCGTAATCCTTTGTAAATACTTGTAAATTTGCCTTGATGAAACCTTCTTAATTTTAGCTATTTCGGTTACTTTAAAGCCAAAAACATACCTTAATTCTACGATTTCTCTCTCTTTTTTAGTCAATAAATGGTGTATATCTGCCCAAATCATATCAGCAGTATAGTTATACTCTTCATCATTTATTTCTACAAATGGTATTTGACCTCTGTACTTTTTATGAAATGGTGATGTACTTGAAAAAACTTGATTTGTAATAATCCTAGCTATATAAAATTTAAAGTAACCTTGTTCGTAGATAGTCTGTACAGACTCATCATTTTGATTAAGCAAAATTAAACAAACCTCTTGCACTAAGTCATCAACAAGGTAAAGGTTTTTATTGCTCCTAAGAACATTCGTACAAATCTCTATAATTGAGTTGTACTCTTTTTCTACTATCTCGTTCTTAGATAAAAAATATTTCCTTGTCATCGTAAGCCGAGCCACCTTTGTTTTTATTTTCCATAGCCTCAGATAGTGCCATAATACAAGCTACGATACCATCAATCTTTTCGTTACTTTTTGCTTTATTTGGTTTTACGTTACCTGCAGGGTCAAGCGTAAGGACTACGTTACTCATCATCCATCTAAGGACTGGGTCTCCTCCGTGTCGAATCTTACCACTAAGTATTAGTGTTTCAAATTCTTTAGTTGCAGGTGACATAGTTTTAAATCCTTGACCTACTGGAATACAAGGACAACCATCTTCTGTTAAATCAATTATTAGCTGACTTGAGTTCCATCGGTCATAAGCTACTATCTGAATATCAAATAGTTCACTTAACTCAACAATCTTTTGCTTTATGTAGTTGTAGTCAGTTACATCTCCAGGAGTATAGATAACATAATTCTCTCTTTCCCATTTATCATAATTTACCTTATCTCTCTCTGACCTTCTCTTAGCGTTTTCTTCAGGTACAAAATTGTAGTTAATTATATCGTAACCACCCTCTTCGTCAGGAAATAATAAAGCTAAACAAGTAATATCTCGTGTACTTGCAAGGTCTAATCCTGCAAAACAAGGTTTTCCTCTTAGATAATTTCTATCTACCTCACCATCACACAGCATCCATTTCTCGTCACTAATCCACTTAGTTTCATTGGCAACCCATTGATTAGCGTGAAGTCTACGGAAAGTATTTTCGTATGAAGGCTCATTTTTTGCTTTAATAGCTTGTTGCTTCATATACTCTTCTTTAATGATTGTGCCATAACCTGGATTCGCTTTCTTCCAAACCTCTTCGCTAAAAATATCATCTCCTTCATCAGCCTCATATACAATTCCTAAGAACGAATCGTCCTCAATAGAACCATCAATTAATTTTTTAGAATAGTCGTAAAGCTCTCTCGATATGTGGTCTTTCTGATTACCTGCCCCTGCCGTAGTTATTCCTAACATTAGAGGTTCTTTTCTAGCACCCATAGAGGTAAGTAACACATCGTAAAGGTCACGATTCTTGTGTGAGTGAATCTCATCCAGTAAACAACAAGATAGGTTTAGTCCGTGCTTAGTATCTGCATCAGCCGAAATAACTTTGTAGTACGATCCAACTTTATCGTAAGTAATTGAATCACGATAAGTACCTGCTCTTTTGATAAGGTTAGGTTCTTGTAAAACCATTTGTTTAGCTATCGAAAAACTTAACCTTGCTTGTTCTTTATCAGCAGCAGCCGATACAATCTCAGCTCCTTTCTCTCCATCAGAAAAAAGCATATAGAGTGCTATACCAACCATCATCGTAGTCTTTCCATTCTTACGAGGAATGAAGATAAAGCACTGTCTGAATTTTCTAAGCTTTGTTTTCTTAGACTTCCAACCAAATATAGCTTCTATGATTTCTATTTGCCAAGGCTCTAGTACAAATGGCTGACCTGCTAACTCTCCCTTAGTGTGCTTACAAAAAGTTTGAATAAAGTCACAAGCCCTCTTCGCTGACTTCTCATCAAAGTAGTATTTAGTCTTGTTTATTCTGTGAAGATTATTCGCCACTATTGAAGAAATTTTCTATTTTAACATCAGGAGTTGTAGATGCGTTTTCAATAGCATTTACCTTAGCTCTACTCGAAGGGGTTAAACCAAATTCTTTAAGAAGCTGAAAGACTCTAACAAAAGATTGATTAGCTATTTGTACTTCAGGTCGGATAACAGATTTAGAATTACCTTCCCTAGAAGTAACTTCCATAGTCGCACCTAGTTCGTTAACAACTTCTTTAGCTTTTTTGTATTCACTATAAGCATCACAAAGTAAAGTTAAAGCTAACTCATCTGCCTGAGTCAGGACAGACATATCGTGAAGTAAATTGCTTAGTTCACTAAATGCCTTTTGTCCATCTTCAGATAACCAAGTTGGTATAGGAGGGATAACAGAAGGTAGCTTCGGTTCGTTTTCGTTTAAACGATCCTTGCGAAGTGTACCTCTTTGTTTTTTTAATTCTGTTGGTAGTCTTTTCATTTTTGACTTTGCACAAATATATAAAAATTATATAAACTATATATACTATCTTTATCTTTATCTTTAACCCTATCCTTGACCCCTAAGTAGGGGTTTATTAGAGGTCAAACAAGGGGCTTATTTGAGGTCAAAGTAACCCCTTTAATTTCAGTACCATATTTTTCATAATACTTTCTAGCTACCTTACCCGACAGGTGTATTGGTGATAGTTTCCAACCCCACATTAATTCATCAGTTCCTTTAGTCACTAGCTTAACTTCTTTTTTTTCTTCCATCACTTTTTTTTTA